GGCGAGGTCTCTGTCCTGAACCTCGTGAGCTACTGCTAGAACTGCATCGTTTACGCTCCACGGTACGCGCTGCAAGGCGTTCACGGACTTATAGACAACCGGCATCTGCTTAGGCGTGAGCCGTTTGAGTGCAGACCAGTCATTCACCTTGACCAAGGGCAGGCGGCTAGCCACCTCCGGGGTTTGATACCCGCCACTGTTCGGGCTTGTCCAGTCGCGGGGAGGCACGACACAGGGCGCGAAGCACGGGGAGAGCTGAGACACAGCTTCCCGGTACTGCTCCACCCATTGCACGATGTGCTCTGTCGGCTCAAGGTACACGACAGACTTGTGCTTGCCCTTGCCGATGTCCTTCACGTTCTTCTTGACTACCGGCTCGCCCTCGTACAGCACGTTAGCCGCGAAGATGTCGATAAGCCTAGCTCCGAGCTGCACGAGGTCCATCTTCGGCCAGTCGTGCCAGCGCTCCACGTCCGGGGTCTTGCCCGTTGCCAGTATGCGCTTGAGCTTAGGAATGTCGAAGCCATACACTTTTTGGAGTGCCTCTAGGCTAGCGCCCTTGGCGTGAGCTAACACGACCTCGGCTTGCTTGGCAAGGGTGGTCTCCCCATGCACCATGACATTATGACCATGCTCGTACTTCTGGCTTCTGGCGCTCTTGAGTCCTTCCTTGATGGCCTTGACGTACTTGGGCGCTGCCTCTTCCAGCTTGGTGAAGCGCACTTGGTCCTCTATGCGCTTGCCGATACGCTCTGCTAGCATCTGGATGCTAAGCCCCTGCTGCGGGAGAGCGTCGAAGATGAGCTTGATGGCAACGTAGGCGCTCACGTTCGTGGGGAGCATACGCAAGTAGGCAAGCGTATGGCTAGGCTTGCCCCGCCTGCCCGTGTAGTAGTCCAGATAGGCGTCGATGGCCTCTGCGAACGGCTCGACAAAGCTCTTGATGAGCCTGCGATTCCATGCCGTGTCGCTTGCCGCTCCTGCCGTGATGTAGCGGGAGTTATTCTTGTCGAAGCGGGTAATGCCATTCCCGTGCATGTCGCCCTCAAGAATAAGCTGGACCTCGTGTAGCTCCTCTCGCGTCATTGAAGTTTTCATCGCCCCCCCCCCCCCCCCCCCCCCCCCTTGGCCTACATTGTAGCGTCTCACGTGTGAGACTTAGTAGCACGGACTTGAGACCGCCGCTTGGTGCATTAACGGGGCTTGCTGCTGCCCCGCCTCTCTGCTATCTGCTGCGCTTCCTGCTCAGCTTCACCTTCTTGCTGCGGGTGATGTGATACCTAAAGAACTCTTGGCACCCCTCCCGGTCATTGAGCCTAGCCCACTCGTTAAGGTGAAAGCTCACGGTTCGCCTGCTAATCCACCGCCTGCGGTAGCATCTCTCAACGTGCCGCAGGAACTTGTAATCAGGACCGCCCGGAAGCCCGGAGCGCATTATGCTGCCACCTCAAGCAGTGCTTCAGCGGCCTTGTTGATGAGCGCCCATGCTTCGGCGTTCGTGTCGGCGTTCCAGATCGCGGACAGCTCGCGCACTGCGCCCTTGACATCCTTCTTCACCTTGCCCTCTTCCTGCGAGAGACCCAGCACGATGCACGGGTCGGCGTGCTTGAACTGCTTCAGCATCGGAGCTGCAACCGCCTGTTTCTTGGGCTTCGTGAGTGCAGCAAGCTGAGCCTGAAGCTCCCCATTCTGCTCCATCAGCTCGTTGATCTTGGCGAGCAGCTTGTCGGTCTCGGTGCTCGTTTTAGCGTCCAGAACCTGCGCTTCCTGAGCCGTGGCGGTGCCTTGCGGGGTAGGTTTTCCAGCCTGCGACTCAGCGCCCGTATCGAACGGAACCTCGCCCTCAGCGCCCGATTTCTCCCCTTCTGGGGCCGGATTCACGGTCACGAGCGAGGCGATCTGGTCCGTGGTCAGCGCCTCGCCTGCCTCGCCGGTCCCGTGCTCGATCACTTTGGGCGCTTTGGTCAGCGCTTCAGCGGCCTTAGAGTCCAGCTTGCCTGCCTCTGCCAGCTTCGCGGCTTTCTCCTTCACCTCTGCCGGTGCGCCGGAAAGCTGAGCCATGACCCTCATAGCCACGCCCTTGAAGCGGGCATCTTCCCCGAACTGCTGGTGGATGCTCATGAGCTTGTAAACCTGAGCCTTTCCGAGCGTGAACTGCTTGTCCGCCCACTCAAGAAATTGAGCTTGCGTCTCGTGGAACTCCCGGCCAAGGGCCAGTAATCCGCCAATGCGAAGAGCGCTGTTTGCGATCTGCTGCAAGTTGCGCTTGATGTCCTGCTCCAGCTCGGGCAGGGTGCGGGGCGGGTTCGTGATGACTGCCAAGGTCTTCACCTTGACGCCCGAGGAGAGGACAGTCACCTGCGGAGGCTTGTGCCCGTCCGGTCCCGGCTTCAGCGCCTCGTCATCCCACCCGCTCGCCTTGTCCGACTCCCGGCGCTGCTGCTCCTCGCCCTCTTCCTTCTTGTCAGCCTCTACTGGGGCGGGCTTCTCTGCTTTGGTGTAGGTCAGCACGGGCTTGCCGTCTTCCAGAATGTCAAAGCCGTTGCCGTCCTCGTGGAAGGTGACTTCCGCTTTCTTGGGCCAGTTGCAGTAGCTCAGCTCGCCGTCCTTGTCTTCCTGCTTGAAAGCGAACTGAGTAGCGGTGTTAGCGCCCACTTCCCTGACGCCCATGTCTTTATTCATTGCGTGGTTGACTGCGTGCCAGAGCGAACCAACTGCGAGTGCTTTCTTGATGTCGGTGATGGTTTTCATGGTAGAACCTCCCGTGAGTTGAGCCGATTAATGGGGCGGCTTCCCTGTTGTGCGCCTAGAGCGCGGAAGTGTTATCTATAGTCCGGGTTAATTCAAAATTAAATCTGCTCCACCTTGACGACCTTTACTGGCAACGAGTCGCCGCCCGGCACAAAGCCGGACCTCAGCATGTAATACTTTCTTGCTTCCTCAAGCGTACCATTGAACTCAGTAACCCAAAAGTCGCCATTGTCTAAAGTGACACGGAAAGCGCGGGTTATGAGCTTCAGGTGATACACCTCGTACTTGCTCGCCAACTCTTCCCTTGCTTCAGCTTCGCCCGCTGCCATCGTGCTAAAGCCTTGGTCGTAGCTGATACCGATAGCGCCCTGCTCCCTACCGTGGAACCAAAACTTAAAGAACTTGAGTGCAGGCGCTTGGTTTGTCTCACGTGTGAGACCTTGCAAGTGCTTACATATATACACCTCGCCAGCTATCACAGCACACGCTTGCCCTTCAGCATTACCGTTGCACTTGTCGCACTTGCACATGTGTTAGTCTCCTCTTGCTGCATAGTATCGGGACTTGAGACCCGCGCCGGTAGGCGGTGCATTAAGCGGGCATGAGCGGCCCGCCCTCTCTGCAATTACAAGATGAAAGCGATAAGCGCGCCTTGCTTCTGGAGAACGCGCAACTCTTTGGCAGTGACAAGCATCTCCGAGTCATTCAGATAGATATGGTACATGTTAGCCTCTCCTCTTGAATACCCAAACGATTAGAACAACGTGAACGAGAACAACGAAAGCGTTAGCGAACTTCTGAGCAAGGCTTATGTCTATCACACTTGCACCTCCGCTTCCAGCCCATGAGCGCCGATACTGCCTTGCATCCAAGGCTTGTCCTTGTCGTGCAGCATCTCCGGTATCATGTGCTCTCTGTCTAGCTCAAGAGCGCCCCATTTCTTGCCCGATTCCATCGCGGCTATTGCGTCTTGCTTAAAGCGTCCCATTATGCGACCTCCTTAGCTACGTAGTACGAACCATCCATAAAGGTGTAGCACTCGCTCGCAAGCGCTTCCGCTTCCGGTATCTCTTGGAAAGCGCCAAGGTCCATGCTTGTGCCATCGTTGAAAGCGAGCGACGCTAAGCGCCCTTCCATCTCGTTGATTATCAAGATTGCGTCTTGCTTGAACCCCTCAAGGAACAGAGCGCGGAGACCTTGCAGGTTGTCCCAGCTTGCGCTTATCACAAGGGACAGCTCTTGAGCTGCTACCTCTTGCCCTTCCTCTTTCCATGAGCCTATCGCCTCATGAGCGCTTAGCCCATTGCTTGCGAGCAGCGACAAGGCGCGCTTGTGGTTCGTGTGGTTCGTTCTCAAGTCAGCATCGGCACGGAAAGCGGAAGCAATAACGGTAATCATGGCGTTCTCCTTTTGTTGTGAGTTGTCTAGTAAATTGCCAGCTCTTTCCTGATACGGACCAGAGCGGTCGTGATATGGCTGTCGTTCAAGTATTTGTACAGGGTATCACACATGTAAGGCGTTAGCCCGCTAGCGTGCAACAAGTCAAACATCACCCTTGTGTCGCTGTATCCTTGGCGTAAGTAAGCAAGATAGTCCGCTTTGTGCTCTTTCATCATTTGCTCATGCTTCGCCTTGATAACCTGCTTAACGTGGTCGTAATGCTCTTGTTTCATCTTCATGTGCGCTCTCCTTGTCTGTTGATAGTAAGGGTTAATTGTTGCAGTCAGTAGCAGGCTAGCCCGCTACATTAAATTGACGCTAGCGAATCAAGAGCGAATCAGGAGCAGGAAGCGGAAAGGAACGCGCTAGCGCTCAACTCTCGACACCTCAACTGCTCAACCGACTCTAGCCCGATTCAAGCTAGAGCACGAGAACATACAAGGGCTATCAAGCGATGTCTCGCCCGCAACCTCATAACTGGCGTTGCACCTTGCGTCTCGTTCGTGGTTCGTTTCCTCATTGCACAGATAGCACCTTAGCAGAGAGTCCCGTTACTGGTTCTCAATCTTGCTTGTCTTGCGTCCCGGTCTCTTTCAGCCGGGCTAGCTAGAGCTGTGTTAAGTTTCCCCACCTTCAGAGCCTTTCAACTCTGGTTATGTAGCGACACCTCAGGAGCGTCGAGCCGTCAGGCTCAAGACACTCTACCAGTGTGTCATACTCGCCCCTCGCTTGCGGCTTGGCCTTAGTTTACCTGAACATTTTCAGGATGTCCAGCAATTATTTTCATTTCTTTGAAATTATTTTCAAGCACAACATGTAGTGGCTAGCTTGCGCTCCGAACCGCTACATATAGCGCTTTGCTTGTCTCACATGTGAGACATAAACGAATAAGCCCGCTCCATCATATCGACGGAAGCGGGCTAGATGGCGCTACATGCAAGAGCTAGAGCGCTACATGGTAGCATACGGCACGTGCTGGCAAGGTCGCCAGCTTGCCTTTCTTCTCTCACCTCAGTGAGACAATACAAGAGCGAGCTATAGCGCTACATGGTAACAGCTAGCCCGCTACATGAGCGAGCACATGAGCGAGACAGAGCGCATACATGAACGTACCAGAGCGAGCACATGTAAGAGCTAGCCCGCTACTCTAGCGCTACAAGGTGACACAGAGCGAGCACGGAGCAAAACAAACAGAGCTAGCCCGCTACCCTCTGCCCTCAGAGCGCCCGTGCTGCTACAGAGAAAACAAACAGATGCACTCTCGTGCGCTCGTCTCCGTCGCTCTCAGCCTCCCTCTTGGCGCTCTCGTTCGCCCTCAGAGCGCTACCAGAGCGCCCCGGTGCCTGCTTAGAGCGCCCCGGCTCAAGGTCGCTGGCTCGCTCTCGTGCCCGTCCCTCAGCGTTCATGCCCCGCCCTCGTGCGCCCCAGCGAGCGGCGGCGCTCCCGGCACGCTCTAGGGCGCACCCGGTACGGGGGAGAGCGCCCCGGCGCGGGCGGGCGGAAGGCTTGTACAAATTGATCCGCTCCTAAATGTTTTGAGCACCTCACCAGCCCGCACGAGGATCGCTCACAGGGCGCTACAGGCGGGCTAGCATGGCCTAAGCCTACTGCTAACTCTGCTTGCGTCTGGTGCGATCCTCGTGCGCCCACAGGCTCGCTACAGAGCGCTCCACCCAAGGGACTAGCCTTGTGCCGTCAACCAAACGGAGCGCTCTGTAGCTAACATCTTAGATGGAGAGGAGAGGCTGGCGAGCTCAACGCCAGTTGCGCTCTTCGTGGAAGACTTCCTCACGTGGGACCGCCTTGCCCGTTGTATCAAGGGTCATGGGCTGATCGAGCGGCCAAGTGAGTACCGAAGCCTTCTGGCGTATCACTGGCACCAAGTAGTCTTGGTCCCGCTCGATGGCGCGCTTGCAGCACTCCTCTACATCTGTTCTTACTTCATGGAAGATGCGCTCGTACTCGCACCAAGCGTTACGCTTCGCGGAGGTCTCGCAGCAGTCATCCAGTATCACATCGGTGTGTCCAGCTTCAAAGAGGGAGGCCACCATGAGTTGCTTAGTAAGCTCAACCTGCGGTTCCATCTCGGCCTTGAAGGGGAAGCACCTGAGCACCTTACGCACTGCGTCTCCCTCAACTACCGGGAAGCCCAAGGTGCGACAGAGGGTGCTCTTGCCTGCTCTGGGCAGACCCACCACGATATGCAACCTACGTGTCTTCATGTTCGTCCTTCTGCTGCGTTGATGTACTACGAAGATGGGAGCGCCCTGCAAGGGAACCAGAACGTGCTAGCTCAACCGAGGGCGCTCAACCGATACCGGGGAGAGGTGTTTGCACTGGCGTCAGACAGTAGCTTTCCTGCCTGCTCATAGCCGCGTGTTCTCTCCAACGACAGTACGAGAGCAGGTCGCCAATTGGCCTTTCCCACTCATCGTCAAGAGGTGCCCGTGCCGGGAGGCACGGAGCGGTCCTGCTACTTCACAACATCGCCGGATACGCCGGTGACGGCCTTGCCCTTGGTGCTACCAAGTTCTTGGAACTCGGGGCACTCCCAGACCGGAGCCACGATGCGCTTCTCTACGACGAAGTTGTACAGCGCGAAAGCGATCTTGCAGCGCTCGGGAGCGTCCTGCTTGAAGCGGTCGCAAGAGAAGCACAGACAGACGTTCCTGTGCTTACCCTTCAGGTCCTCGCGGACGAAGACCTCTTGATCGTGATGCGTGTACTTCACGTACTTGTGCTTCTTAGCCTTGCCCTCGGCGGGTCCAGCAGTGGTGTCACTCATTCGCAATGTCCTTTCTAGTAAAGTTAAGTCCGCCCGTGAGGTCTATCGTGCGATTGGCTTGTTTAGACTGCTCACTCTGCACGGGCGTTCCTATATCTATAGTCCGGGTTAATTGCGGCGTTACGACGAGCGCACTAGAGCGTATGGTAGCACCGGATTCCCGGCGCGACACCTAGCGCTTAACTTGCGGCTTCATCATACCCTTGCACGGCATGTCCTTCTCTTTCTTCGTACCTTTCGGCATGGCTTTCATGTTGTACCTCAGTTGAAGTGAATTACGAGCTTAGCGAGCACGTTCGTGCCAGCGGCTTTGGTCTCAAGGCAGTGGCCCACCTCTTTGAAGTGATCGCTCAGCGCCACTGTACCTAGACCCGAGGGAGGAGTTGTAACCACTGCCCTGCCATCCGTATCAGCACAGCGCGACCAAGAGCCACGGGTAGCGGCAGTACCCTCCTTGAGCAGCACATCAGCCACTCCAGACACTACCACCCAGCACTCAGCGCCATCAGCCACGCCAGAGTCATACATGATGCCAGCAGCATCGAACTCTTCAATCTGCAAGGTGACTGCACTGTCGTAAGCAGTGGACAACGACAGCACTGAGCCTTTAACTGAGGTCGCACCTGTGCGGTTGGTGAGCTTGACCAGCACGCCACCTTCGGGGCTGAGAGCCACCCTCGCGGGTATGCCAAGGTACAACGAGTCGAAGTACGACTTCAGGTTAGCCTTCAGGCCGGTCCACGATAGCCACGAGCGAACCCCAGCTAGGCTGCTCGTGAGGAATGAGCCTGCCTCTGGCGGGTAGCCTAGCGGCGGATCTCCGTTGCCAGCAGTGGCTGTAAGCGCCAGCGTCCGAGCTACGTCAGAGAGCTGGGTCATGCGTACTGGCCTGTCTTGACTTCCTTGCAGACGCGGACGGCGCGCCCTTCGACCTGCCTGTACCACTTGCTCTGGGACAGGTTATAGGAAACACGGGACCAGTCAGGCTCGTCGTAGTCGAAGATGTGAGCGAGCGTGTTCACGAAGCTCCTCATCCCTTTCTGTGCGTTGCCGAGGCCCATATTGAAGAGCATGTTGATGAAGCACTCTTGGCGCACCACGTTGAACTTGTGCTCGTGGCCCTTGAAGAGCTGGAAGAACTCGTCCACGCTCTGCTGCGCCCTTTTGAGGAGCAAGGCAGAAGCAGCGAACTCTGTGATGACTGCATCCTTGCCGGGAGCCTCGCATCCGTACCCGTAGGTCCACTGCGAGATGTCCCAATAGGGTCTGGCCCTGAAGCCTTCGTCCTTCTTGAGCTGAGCTATCAGCGCGGTGCTGGGCGTCCTTGGCAGGACCGGAGTGCTTTCAGCAGCATCTCGTTGTCGCTGTACAGTTGGTTCAACTGCTGCGCTGAGATGGACAACTTCTTCTCCGAGTCCACTATCAAGGATGGCTTGGCGCACCCTGTCGTGCTGCTCGCTGAGAGCAACAGCCAGCCCCACATCAACAGGCTGATTGCTATCATCAGCAACCGCTGCCGAGCCGAGGGTGGCTCTAAACTCTTCGATCTTGTTGGTAGCTGCATTGGCCTCTTCCTTCTTGTCATGACGCTCCAGAGTTGTACTGAAGATGAGCGCCAGCACCTTAACGATGAGTTCGATGATGACGCTCATGGTTACTTCACCGGGGTGACGAGCTTGCCGAAGACGTTCTTGGCGATGGTGCCAACCACGTGGAAGATGTCGTTCTCCTTGATGCTGGGAACGCGGGTCAGGATGGCATTGATGAGGATTACGATACCAGCGGCGATAAGCTCGCTGTTAGCTGCGATGATGTCGAGCATGTGCTTTCCTTTTGCGGGAGAGCGCCACCCGATGCGCTGGGTGGCGATGCTTCCGATGTTAGTTAGGCCGGTACGATGTTGGCTGCGACCGGACCCATGTTATTCCATTCCGAAGTCGGGGTGCTCCCCTGAGCGACCATAATCTCGCCGGTGGTGGCGTTGATGATGAGCGATCCTTTCTTCTTACCGGAGATGAGGGTGACGTTCACGGCATGATACTGCTCCGAGATGTCCGCCTGTGCCACGATGGGGAGGTCGTTGAATACGATGGGGCCAGCGGTTGCGGTCCCTGCCTGAGTGTCGCCTGCGATTGCTAAGGTCATTCTTGAAGCTCCTTGTACTGCGGGTCTGTATATCTATAGTCCGGGTTTATTCTACCTACTCGCTACATTGTTATACTATGTAAAGGAATAGAAAGAGGACATAGGCGCTCTAGGCCGCTAGGCCCGCTCTGGTAAGGCATAGACCCCCTATAGTCCGGGTTAATTCGTCTCACGTGTGAGACATCACCATTTCCGCTTTCCGGCCTTCGGGCCGGTCTTGGCGAATATGTTCTTATTGGGCCGGTGCGGGGCCGAGGAGTGCCCAGAAATCGACTCTCTCCGCAGCTCCTTGTCTCGCCACACCCGCTGGAACTCCTTGTACTTCTCGGCCTGCTGAGCCGCCACAACGCGGGCCATATCGTAGTCGATGCTTTGTACGATCTGGCGCACGGCACCCGCCAGCGCATCTAGGCGGTCATCATGGAACAAGGAATCCTTGTCCCGCGTGATGTGCGCCAACTGGAAGAACAAGCTGTACCGTAGGCGCTTCTCCAGCGCGTAGCGGGCAGTTGAGTCCAAGTCCCGGCGCACTGCGTCAGGTGTCACAACGAGCCGGTGCGAGCTGATGAGCGGCTCAAGAACGTCTATGATCCTGAGTTCCTTCTGACCTGTCTCATACACCTCTTCGATAGTGACAGGCCAGTGCTTCTCAAACAGCGGCTTGAGCATAGCGGAGTGAGCGCCGTGCCCGTAGTTCTTCTCTATGTAAACGGTCTTGCAGTTCGCTGCCTTAGCTGCCTCAACGAACTTCATCAGAGTCTCTTCTTCGTACCCGCCGGGGAATCCACCAGAGTCCAAGATGTAGACAAAGGTGCCAATGAGACCTATGATGGCATACGCCGTCTCGTCTCCGTTCTTTCCGCCACCAGCGGGGTCTATGTACATGATGACCCGATCAAAGGGCTTCCACTCATAGACGCGCTGTATCGGCATGTGGAACTTGTCAGTGGTCCTGTTCCCGAACTTAGGAAGCTCGTTGATGATCTGACCGGGGCCGCTAGCCCAGATAGGCATCTCCGGTCCTTGCAACCGGCTGTAGCCATACACGATAAGGTCAGAGAGCTTGAGCGGGAATCTTCCGTCATCAGCCATGCGGGTACTTAGCATATACTGCAACTGGAACTTAGCCTTGCCCTGTCCGAGTTCCTTGGTCCTCAAGGTCTCTTCATCGAACATCTCAGGGCAGGTCGGTTGTCCAGATTGTGAATCGAAGCCACCACCACATTGCAGCGAGGGGTTTGCTTCTATGTCCGACAAGAGCATAGGTGCTAGGAAGCCACCATATGTATCCACCTCTTTGAGTGTCGGATACCTCCCCGGCCAGATTCGTATGTCATATCCGCGAGAGGGTAAGTTGTTGTAGATAGACTCGATACTCTGAGGCGTACCCAAGTATATGATGTCACCGTGAGTACATATGGACTCGAACTCTTTGCTAGAGTCCTCAAGCAGCTCCCGGCCAGCTACAGTGCGGGAGTTCTGCAATGATTCAATGTCATCAGCAATCAACACGTCTGCACGGGCACCCTGCGCCCCTGCCTCAACGGACTCGCAAGCAATGCTTGGAGACTTGTCTGCACCCTTCAGCGCCCAATGGATGTCGAAGGACCTGACTGACTCCTTATCACCTGAAGCCTTGTCAGGCAGCATGAAGTGCAAGAACTCAAGCCCTCGCAGTATCTTTATACACCAGCCCGCTATCTCCTCAGCGCGCTTGCCCTTCTGCGAGAATATAAGGATACGAGTGTGCGGTGCGTGCAAGATACGGAAGATAGCGTAGATAGCCGTGATGGTAGTCTTGGCCTGCCCTCGCTGTGCTTGGAGCATCCGGTACTTCGGACCTGCGAACAAGTACCTGCACATATCTGCTTGCAGTCTGTTCAGGTCCGGTTTGCCAGTGATGAGCGTGTTGATTACAACCTGAGCGAAAAGTAGGAAGCCCTCCACCGTATTGGGGAAAGCTTCCTGAACCTCTTCAAGAGACCTCCAGAGCGCCATCTGCTCTTCAGGAGAAAGTTTAGCCAATTAGAGCTGATCCCCTACCAGCACTACGTTCCCCGCCACCGTGCTCTTCATCTTGACAACGGAGCCTACAGGTGAAGAGAGGCTCAGCATGGAGCCTGAGGGTATGAGGAGTGCGTCTGCGTCCGTAGTAGACCCGCCGATTGTAACGTACAGCACTCCGGGCGTGTTGTTCTGGATGCACAGTTCGCTGGCCCTAGACCCGTTTGCTGCTATAGCGGTGGTGTAACCGGTTGTGACTGAGAAGCCCTTGCTAACTATCAACGTATCACCTCCACGTCAAAACTGTTCAAGGTGATTGTCTCACCTGTGTTGGCCAGTGTTGCAGTAACCGTTATATCAAACGGTAGCGCAGTATCAATGGCACAAGTTATAGCTGCCGAGTTGGAGTTCCCGTAAGGACCGCCACCACTTGGGTTCATAACCTGAGCTACGAGACTGCCCCTGTTTCGCAGTATCAGCAAGGTCTGGGCTGAGTTAGAAGTGGTCAAGTTGAGAGTGTACGCCGAGAACGATCCAAACTTTATAAGCAGGTTCTTGATGTTGGCACTGTTCGTAACCGAGACCAGCATAGTTATCTTCAGCATACCGTTCGGACCCATGCTCCCGCCCGGAACCGTGATAGTTCCGAGCACGGTGGGAGTGACTGTACCTGTTATCGAAGGGTCTGTGTGAAGAGACAGAAGCCTGTTGGCCGGGTGTGGTGTGATGTAGCTCAAAGTGCCGCCTCCTTCTTCTCATCAGTGAAGCTAAGCACTTTGCCGCGCTGACGCTCCTTTATCTCGGCTAAGCTCTTAGCCAGCGGAGATACCGCATCCTGCTCAGGTAGACTTGCACCTATCTCATTCTTGTGCAGGAAGTTGCTGGCGGCGGTCAAGAACTTCTCATCAATGATGAACTGTATCTCGTCCGGTGCCTCCTCACACTTGGTCAGCATGTCATCCACCCTGCGCGTGAACGCGGTGGTGACAGCTTTGTGCAACGTACCAAGCATGTCCTCCGAGGCTGAGTTCTTGTTACCTTTCATTTAAGCTCCTTGCATGACCTGTCACAGGACCAGTGCGAGATGTAACACTTGATACAAAACGCCATCTTAATCAGAGCGCGTATGATCTGTATCAATGTGAACACGAATATTGCTGCGGCTGATAATTCACTCCACGTGTACCCAAACAGCCCAGCCGCCACGTATACTGCGGGAGGCGCTGAGTGAGCCGCCTCCTTTACTATGCCTGCTGTTTCCTTGAGCATATCTTCCTTAACGAACGCGCCTAGCGCGGATTGTCCCGTAGGCAGTTACTGCACCTGCGGTGAATGTAGCCTGCCCCACTAAGTGATAAGTGGTGTTGGCTGCGATGGAAACACGCATAACCGGAACAACCTTCCCGCACGTGTCGGTGAGTGCTGTCACAACCAGCGGCGTATTAACGAACGTATCCTGAGCGCCGAAAGCGTTAGTTGTGGAGTTTATGCCTGCTCGCAGCGAGCTGGTAGTCGCACCTGCTAAGGAGAAGTCCAGAACTCCTGTGATGTCCCAGTCTCCCGGAGTCAGCGTCAGGCTCACTACAGTCTTGGCTGTAGCCGTGACCAGTGCGGTAGCAGACCCGCTGGCGAGCTGGTTGGTTAGTAACTCTCCTACCTCGCCCGCTGTGGCATTGTTGTTGGTAGACGTTCCTTTCACCCCTTCCCACGGTCTTGTACCGTTGGTCCCGTTGCCAGACTGAGTACCTGTGGTGGGGAGTGTGACAAGCGGGGTTCCAGCTTTCGGATTGAGGAAGTTGTTGTTGAGCGCGTGAATGTTCACGTTCTCAGCAGAGGCGTAGACGATAGTGCCAGAGACCGGAACCGCATTCCTGTCCTCTGCTATGTTCCTCTCTACGAACACTGTGTCGCACGAGTACAGTCGTATAGCAGAGCTGGCGGCGTTCACGATGTGGTTGTTCAGAACCTGACCATTGTATACCCCGTACATTCTGATACCGAAGAGTCCACCGGGGCGGTGGGTTAGCTTGTTGCCTTGCACTGTCACGTTGCGGATACCTTTAGGGTATGCAGCGAAGGTGCTAGCAGTCGTGATACTGATTACACCCAGAGTTGTCAACCCGCCATCTACAATGTTGTTGACAATGTGCAAGTCCTCTAGGTAGTTCTGCATGGAGACCGCTATAGCAGCGGCTCCTTCGTTAGAGTTTGTGAGAATGTTGTGGGCGATCAAGACTTTCTTGTAAATGGTGGTTGTCGGCTGGCCTCCGTACATATCGGCGTGGGCGTAGAAAGAGCCTACGTTTATATTACCGTTGTCCACCTTGTTGCCGATGATGGCTACGTTGCCGTTCTGGACCGAGATTCCGAAGGAGCCTTTCATGGTGTTACCGCAGATCACCACGTCCTCCGCAAAGGATTGAATTGCACCTGCATAGGTTTCCGACAGCTTATCCTCGACCACGTTGTTACCAATCATGGTTCCGGGACCATAGTTATACACACCGTGCTCGTGGCACCCTCGGAAGTAATTACCCACTATGACAGCACCACTTGACGTGTTGAAGATGCCAGAGTACGCCGCGCCGCCGACAGCCTCTCCAAGGAACCGATTGCCAGTAACCACACCGCCCCTGGGCAGGCCACTCGGCACACCCATGTAGATATAGTGCTGTACCGTACCAGCTCCGTGAGTCAACGGTCCACCCTTGAACGTACAGCCATGTGCGTAGCAATCGTTGCCAGCCAGCCAGAGTGCAAGTGTCGGATGGTCATCGAAGGTGATGCCAGTGCACTCAGACCCTGCTCCTGACAACTTCAGCAAGGAGGGAAGCCATTGGAGTATAGGGTCCGTAGAGTTGTAGTCGTGGTAGATGCCCGGTCCCGTTAAGCTACCTGTACCATATACCTTGACACCTTCGCCACTTAACTGCATAAGGTTCGCACTTATCTCTGTCGAAACAACATCTCCATCTATCTTCACCTTTATGCGTGCAGTGCTGCTGCTCAGTGCTGAGGTGTTGACGACACGGTAGTAGCTCCCGGTTTTGGGTAGGAGCAGCCCTCCGCCGACAGGAAGGCTGTCGAGCGCTGCCTGTATCGCCGCACGGTCATCTGTCACGCCGTCACCAACCGCACCATAGGCGCGAACATCAACCCACGGGCCTTTTGTGATTATGTCCGCCAGCCTGTGCGTTCTGGTGTAATTGTCCACGTTAATGGACGCAGCGAAGGCTTCGGCTACTTGGGCGCTAATTTGGGCACTCTGAGTGTTAGCAAGCACCGATGCCGGGTACTCTGTGGTTACGAATGAGCGTGTAGCTGCATCCGAAGGGTCTATCGGCGCGCCAAGGTTTACTATCCGCTGACCCTTGAAGTCCATGTCGCTCTTGACGAAGTAGCCGTCAGGGAGGAATCCGTCAAGGAACTCATGCAGCGCGTACAACTGCTGAAGCACTGTGAAGTTCATCTGCTCTTGCCCGAAGTTATTACCCCGGCTGAAGTCAGCATAGGGTGTATCCTTGGGCACCACTCGGCGTATCATGATGTTAGGCCCGACCCAAGGAGCTACTGGCGCAGGGGGTGCAGAGTTGAATTGCACCTGATTGCTTCCTGATAGCGTGAAGTCTGTAGTCACCACCCCGTTCACTGTGACCACTATATCAGCGACTCGGATGTACCCCGTACCCCGCCCCGAGAAGCTAAAGGGGAAGACGGTTGTTACACCGTCTCCTGTTTGCTCTTGATAACTGAAAGCCATACTACTCCTTTTCTGCTGCTCCGATGAGCACGTTTAGCATCTGGCCTGCGCCGAGTGCATTAGACAGCGGGACCAATTTCCGGCCCGCCTTCAAGACATCTACGCCCGTGCCCTCGCTGGTGGGGTCGAGCATACGTGTTACGCTGTGAGCTAGCTTAGCTGTATCTGCGATTACGCCTGCTGCCGGTGCGATGTTGTTACCAGACATGGGGCGAACACCTGCCCGCCCCGGAGCGCTCATGGCGCTGTCTGGCAGAAGCCCAACCGTTCCAAGGAAGTCTCCAGCGAGAGACAAGCCTGCAACCTGCGGCATCATGTTGAATGTGCCGACTGACACTGCCCTATCGTTGAGCCGGTCCTCTAGGAACTTCTCCCTGTCGTGCCTGCCTATGGAGGCGAGCTGTGTACGCA